TAGGTTAAAGAGCGTTCCTTCAGTCGGCGTTTGCGTTCGCTATTTGCGAATAGCGAATGAACGATCCGTTCCGCGTCGGCTTACTTCCGTCTGATTTTCAGATGAACGTAAGGTCATTATAGACCTTTTCATAGTATATAGCAATCTTTTTTTGTAACATCTGTTACAATTTTATAAAATCTTAAGGATCAAAAAAATTGCCGGGATTTTTTTCCCAGCATCTGTGAATTCACTTTCGCTTTTTCTTTTCAGGTGATTTATATCCCCAAAGTTTTGGATTAATTCTACCATATCCAAAGTCAATACTTTTTAGATTCTCACGAAACTTATCCCAATACATATCAAATAACTTAATTCTCCCACCACGAGTAAGATCAAAACAAATCTTATCGTTAGTCATATATTTAACAATATAAGCATCATTAGGAGCATCTTTGGTACATACTTCAGCATAAGATCCATCTTGAATCAAAATCTCACAACCGTATTTTGATTTACATGTTTCTTTTTCTGCGGGTGTCCAGGAATCCATATGCTTTTCGGTGTGTTGTGCTCTTTCAATTACATCACGAAGTTTACTCATAATTAAGAACGTCCTCCCCATTTAATATTAGGATATGCTTGACTTGCAACTTCTTTACTAATTTTATACTTAGTTTCCAATTTTTTGTCTTTTACAAGGCATAAAATTTCGGCTTCAAGAGGATGTAATCCTTGAAGTAAATTAATAAACATAGTCTCTCTACGAAGAGAACTTAGTCCATCATTACCACCTTTGACAAAATTATAAAATTTTTGATATTCCTTACGAATTGATGATCTACCTTGATCTTGAGAACCCAGTGAATTTGAACCAAGTTCTTCCATTTTAGAAACAGCATCAGTGATTTTTTCACTAACTGTTCCACTAAAGGAATTTTGATCTCCTACACTTGCATATGGAACATCACCTTCAGGAATTACTGAAATAATACTATCATCAAAGTTCCAAACAAAAAGTGTTTGAATAGATGGATGAGAATACTTTTGAAGTATTTCTACTTTTTTTGCGTTACTTTTTTGTTTTGACGCTAAATTAAAAACTTCAAATGCAAACGGATTTGCAGGTAACTCAATACTTGTTGAAGTTCTTGTAGTCGTTTTAGGTCTCGTCGTCTTCTTCTGTGTCGTTGTAGTCATAATAGTTTTCAAAATTAAATGCAATTACCTCATCTGGAATTAAATTTCCCTGTCCATCAAACATTTCGGGGTGAGGTCTTGGAATTTCCCGATAGTTCATCATATATTCTCTTGCAGTCCATCCTCCTATAAGTCCCACTATAAGAAACAAAATTGTTAAAAATGAACCGAATACTAGACTAACTGCTAACATTTTTTTCTCCGGGAAACTACTGGTTTTTCCTAATCTTAAAGGAAAATTCAAAATAAATGGTTACTTCCCGTTTTAGAAAGCAAACCATCTTTTCGAAGATGATATGGAAAGGATAAGTTTGCTTTCTTTTACCTCCATTAAGAATAAGTTCAACACCCCGATTAATTTCCGGGATCTTATTTGTATTTATAGTATCATCAGATGATTTGTTGTTCTTTGAGGAATTTGATTGTGTCAACGCATCCTCCTAATTTTTTATCGTCGCAAATTACTTGTGGGAATGTAGATCCTTCACCAAATTCCGAATAAAATTCTTCTCTGGTAAAATCTTGATCTAAGGTGTAAACAACGTACTTAGACTCTGTTAATTCTAGCACTTGTTTGACTTTTGTGCAATATGGACAATTCTGTTTTGAGTAAACTGTAAAATTCATAAGTTAAAAATAAAATGTTAAAAACCGTTTTCATCCCAAGAACATCCAGTTAAGTATGAACATTCTTCAGATCTACCTAATTTATACAAATTTCCGGAGGAATGAGACCAGTCAAGTTGTATAATGGATTTGGGAAAAGATTTAAAAACTAAAGGAGTTATACTATCACTCAGACTTTTAGTATAATACCAATAAATTGCATGATCATACAAATGTTCATCATCTTTGATGATTACTCTATATAATTCATCATTAAATTTCGAACAGTAATGAACTCCAATATAAGTTTCTGTTCTAATAAAGTAATTATAATATCTTGCTAGTCTATTTTTTGGTATTCTTATTTTTTCAATAAGACCATTTTTCTCTAAAGGAATATCGAACAAGTCTATCAAATCTTGAGTGTTACCCCAAAAAATATGATCTCTTGGTGAAAAAAGTAAATTACTATAAATTCCAGCAACTAATATTTTATTTTTAGGTTTATCATAATCATATTGATGAAGTGATGTCCTTTCATTATTTTTCATGTAAAAATCATACATGTTCATCATACTATCATAAGTAAATTTTTGATCAGATCTAGTTTTAATTGAAAATTTACTTTGACATTTTTTAAGTCCATTTAATGAAGAAACTATCTGCATATTTCTATTGTCTGTTCCTGCAGATTCTGGAGGAACATTTATAACAAAAGTTACTCTGTCATGATTGATAGATTCTTTGTTATTTTCCCAACAAGAAACAATGATATTATTTACAAAAGGTATAGTTAAATATAATTCAATAATTTCATCAGTATAATCACTGTATATTCCTTGTATAACAATATCTACTTTATCATCACTCATCCATGTTCACTCCCATTTTTTCAAGGTTGGTTATTAATATTTGTCTATCGGCATCAGATACATTATAATTTTCTAATATATCAATCAGTATAGATCTCGATTCCTCAACTTTTCCCCACCACCAACCAGAAATTCCTTTTTCAAATAAGATTCCATGAACACCAGGATATTCAACATCAGTTCTTAATGGAGGAAGATTAAAGTCACAATTAATCAATGCAAGTTCTGATGTAGAATAACAATCTTGCCACCATTCCTTTCTTTGGGCATATCCTGCAAGAAGAAAATATGCTTCCGGCCTATATGGTAAGAACATTTGTGCTTGCCACAACATTCCTCTACCACTTCCATCTCTGGTACCCTGTTTAAAATAACAATATGATCCACGTATTAATGCCTCATATGCAAGAGTGGGATCAGATTCAGATGCCCGTTCTGCACATCTCAAGAAGTATGATAATGCGGGAGCAGTATGCCCTTCACGGTCATAAAAAACTCCAAGATTAAAATTATGTTCTGGATTTTCAGTATCTAATGAGTATGCGGTTAAAAGATTTTCTAGTTCAGTAGGTTCCTTTATCTGTAAATTTTCAGAAAGATTATTGTCGTGCAATTTACTCATAAAGTTTGCAATAACTTTATGATGTGCATTTATATGATTATTTTTATGCCCATTCTCACAATCATCATCCATGTCTTGGAAAGTTGATTGTAAATTAATATTTTCTACAAAAAGTGGAATCGTATATGTTTTAACAACAGAGGCAAAAATAATATTTTCTATTAAAGGTTGAATGTCAAAATTTGGAATTTGAAGATGATACACATCTTCTCCATTTTCATTTTTAATATAGTTATCAATAATTTTTTTAGCACCACCTCTATTTAAAATATATGCGGTAGCACCCCAATCATTCCAGTACCTTTCTCTCAAATCAAACGTATCAAATTCCTGACGAATCGTTAAGAATTGTAAACATTCTGCATCAGAAGGTCTAGTATTAAAAAATTCTCTCCAACTATGCTCCCAAAAATCAATTGTCTCTAAACTTAAATCATCTTCACAGAAAAATCCATATTCTTCATTAGTAGTTTCATACCAATCTTTAATCATTTTTAAATGAGATACACAACATCCTTTAGTACCATCATTTAACGTATGTGCATATTTTCCCGTAATTTTATCATTTGATTCAGAATATCTTTTAGATAAAATAAATTTTGGAGTTATCTGATACTTTTCAAAAGATTTAGATAAGATAGTTCTTCTATCTTCACACTCTTCTAGACTAATACATCTAACTGATGGAAAAGATTCTAAAGGATTATTTGTTATAGGTGTATCATATGCAATTAAATTCTGTTCATTATCTGGTATAACATCCCATTTTGTTTTTGGTGGTGTATAATAAGACTCTATTTTTCCTATGTTAATTTTATTTCTTTTAATATGTTCTTCAGCCAAGGCATATTCAATATTCCACTCAAGTTCCTCTTCTGTAAAATGAGAAAATCTTACTTGCAAATCAGAACGAACATTATTTACAAAGTTATCATGATATGAAAGTTTTTTAAAATTTTCATATCTTTTCTTATCTTGATGGGGCAAATGTAATGCCATGTAGTCAAAAGAAAGTTTAATTTCATTAAGACCATAAAGTTTTAACCTATTATACATTTCTTCATCTTCATAAGCATAATGATCTCCAAGATTTTCATTATACCCACCAACATCATTAAAAAACTTTTTGTTAATAAAAAGTAAACCGCGTAAATGCTTAAACATTGGTGAATAAGCATAAACCATTTTACGACTGTTATTTAAATTTTCATGATAACCACTTGGGACAACGTAAGTCTTATGCTCTTCACTCCAAACTTCAGGATTTTCAAAATCTAAAGATCCAGAAACAAATGATTTTTCTTCCGGAAAATAATTTTGAACAAAATTATAATAAGGATTTAATACATGATCAGAATCTAATTTTAAAATATAATCTCCGGATGCAATTTTTGCAGCTAAATTTAGTGGTTGTGGTTGATTAAAGTATTGTTTATCATTAACCCTTACAACTTTTATTCTAGAATCCCATTCTGTAAGATAATTAATTGGTTCATCTGAACTCCAATCAATTACAATAATTTCAGAAACTTCTTTAAAGTTTAACCATGACATCAATGAAATTTTAAGAGATTCTACTCTATTTTTACAAGCAGTAATTATTGATATTGTTTTATTTTTTGACATTTCTATTTCTAAATTTAAAAATAAATTTTCATATTTTTTTGAGGTTGGCATCGACTTAGACCCTTCAGTCCACCAATAACTATCATCTCTAAGTCGATGCCAATATTTTATCGGTACTATTTTTGCATATCCTCCAGATTTTATCCAATGATAATGAAATGCAATACTACATGCGGCAGAAACATCTTCATCACTATCAAATATTGGTTTTATTTTTTTTAAATATCTTTCCCTATTAATAATAAAATTTCCATCATTAATAAACATACTGAATAGAGTATCATCATTTTTATATAATAGACACTCTTTAACTTCTTTTACACCAATTTTATCATAAAGAAAATTAAAATTTCTTACTATAGTTTCTTCATTATTAAAAAATACAGAAAATTGTGGACAATAACAAATATTGGGATCCGGACTCTTAATATTTCTTATATCAGTTATTGTAGTTTCATCAAAATAATTATCACTATCTAACAAATAAACCCATTCAGAAGTAGCATTAAATATAGAAATGTATTTATTTCTAAATCCCCCAAGATTTTTTTCATTTCTAAAAACTTTTATTTTACTGGTATTAAAAGTATTTACAATTTGATTTAATTTTTTCCATTCGTCATCACTAGAACAATCATCTGATATTATTATTTCAGATACAAAATCATCATTTAAAATATATTTTAGACAATCATAAAGATACTTTGATGTATTATAAAAAGGAATACAAACTGATATATTATTCATAAAAAATTAACAAAAAATAGTTTTATAAAAGATTGGGTTATCAGTGCAAACACCATACACTTCTTTTATATATGTTTGCTCCGAATCGTATAAATTAGTATTTTCTGGCATAACAATTACAGAATTGGAATATGGTATTTTTCCAGGATACACCCACCCAAAACCTTTACTTGTTATTGTATAACTATCATTCTCATGCCAAAAGTAATTGAATTCTACCACAGAATTTGATAACTTTTCAAGTGCTTCTCTGTTCTTACAATGAATCCAAAAAACATCTTTATACTTTTGCAACCAACCCATAGTTACAAAATATTGAGGATCATCATGTCCGAGATAACAATCACCATTCTCAACTCTCAAATCAATTTCAACATCAAAATCTTCAGCAATTGCCTCTTCAATATAATCGATACTATTTTCTCTAAGTGGATTTGCTCCACTTAGATTTCCTCTGTGTGCAATAATTTTCATATCAAAAATCTAAAACCCACTCCGGTAAAGAACCCCCACCAGTCTCATAACCCCACTTATCAATAGCAGTACGAAACTCTGGGCCAGGTGCTTTATCAATCGCCTGTCTCATTGCCAGAGCACCTGCCAGAGTGCCTCCTGGATGTCCGTGTACGGCACCTCCACAGTTAGCAAGGAAGTCTGTACCAAACTTCTCTGCAGTCGTGTTGACGATGCCCGGATGCATCCCACAACTTAATGCCGGAAGAACATTCCTACCATGAAGAACTTCAAGTGTCTTGCGAAGTTCGTTTTCATCATCGCTCAGATAACCACCCCACATTCCGGCGTGAATTGTATCCACTCCACAAAGTCCAGCAAGGTCACAAAGAACATCCCAATCTATACCAAATGCGTGTCTCTTGTCCGTGAGGATCTTGTCGCCACTCTTTTGGTAATGGATAAACAACGGGAGATCCATTCTTCTAATTGAGTTATAAACCCCAAGACCAGACCAAAAATTAATATGAATACCATTTCCACCATTATCAGCAACAAACTTAGCGCGATTAAGAATGGTATGGTGATCACCGTTAATACAAAACGCATAGATAACATTACGACCACAGTTATTAACAATATTAGAAATTAATTCAACACGATCTTCAAGACGACAGAAAGATGGGTTTGCAAGAATCTCATCTTCTTTGATGAAATCTACTCCACCATCAAGAAGTTCTTTTACCATCTCAGAAAGAGTTTGTGGTG